TAAATAGGAGACCCAAGACCATGAGCCTAGCTCAACTCAAACACGCAACAACCCGCCGCCTCACCGAGGCACAACAGGTAACCCGTAGGTTCACAGTGGGACTCAGTAATCGCGAGCGGGTAGTCACTTTACCTAAATCGTTGAAAGCCGTACAGATCTCGGTTAATGATCCAAACAACCCTCTCAAGGTTCATATGTTCAAAGTCTATCCCTGTAGACATTGCTACTATCAGCAGGCTATCAATGGGCGTATGTTTTACGATTCATGGATCCGAATCGCTAAAGACATGGAGTACTTCCATCTTCTTGAGGATGCCTTAGGCCCTGAAGGTTTGACTACGCTTGCTTGGCACAGCTATAGATATGGAGGTAAATAAGGATGGAACCAACAGATCAAGAGTTTCTTATGTGGATCCATGAGCGTCTCGAGCATCACTATGGTGATAGTAGACTCACGTCCCACATGCACCGTCTCAGGCAGATCATCTGGAACCAAGGCTTGACTAAGGTCTCCACTCGTAACTACTCCTCTAACTCACTGGAGAAGTTACAGAAAGACCTTGCGCCCCTGTTGTCCTCAAAGCGTCAACCAAGACCTCGGACACACTAAAGAGACCCCGTTAGAGCTCCTTTAGACCACCTAGGGGAGCTCTTGCGGTGTCTTTGGTATCCGACCATAGACCCGCCCCAACCATAAGGAAACGGAGAGAGACCCCATGAGAGATCTCTATGCCCATCAGCTCGAACTCGAGCGAAAGGCTGTCGAGTCTGGGAAAGCCGAGTACCGTAGGAAACTACTGTCTAGCAGAACCGGACGAGAGAAACCCCTAGACCAACAACCCTCAGGACATCTCTTGGTACGCAAGTGGCTGCCTGTGTTAACCGAGGCCCTCAAGGATTCCTTGGCCCAGACACGGGGATCCGTAGATGCACGGAAAGCCCGTGCTCAGATCAAGGAGCTTGGGTTAGCTGAAGAAGACGTCATGTTTACCACTTTTAACATAGTGGTGCGTGAGGGCCTCATGAGAGGCAAGCCGCTTCAGGCCCTTGCGACCTCCATAGGTAACACCCTCAAGTCTGAGGTACGCCTAAGAGCCTTTAACAAGTCCCATAACGCCTATGTTCGTAAGGTGATTGAGTCCTATGACATGGAGCAACGCCTCAAGAAGGGTAAGAAGTCAGGACGACTGTCTGAGACGCTCCTAAGGGCTCAAAAGCGCCTCGTAGGGGTGAACGGAGAGGAACACGACTTTGATTCCTTAGAGGGCTTTAGAATCGGCATGGAGCCTCTTAAGGTCCTTCTGGCCGTATGTTCTGAGTTCTTTATCCTCAGTAAACCAACCAAAAAGCGGTTGGCTCGAGTGGTGGCAACCACGGAGTTGATCGAGTGGGTGGCGGAACGAAACGAGGTTGCCTCTGGGTTGCTTCTTAGGTACGCGCCTATGGTGGTGCCGCCTGTGGACCGCTCAAGCACCCATACGAACATCGGAGGGTACCTAAGTCTCCCCTCGAAATGCTTCCCGACTCCTAGCCTGTACCGGAAGCATCGTTGTAAACCCTCAGACCTCAACATCGCGGCTATAAACTTGGCCCAAAGAACCCCTTGGCAGGTCAACGGGGAGGTGTTGGAGATACTCAAGTGGGCTTTGGACCTCGAGATAGGCCTAGGAGGCCTTCCGACCCTTGAGCCGTACCCTGAGTCACCTAAGGCTGAGGGGTTGTCAAAGGATCAAAGGGAAAACCTTAAGGTCACTCTGGCAAAGATCTGGGTCAAGAACCACTCCGAGCTATCGAAGCTCTTGGCAATCAAAAGTGTCATCGGTGTGGCTAAGGGATATAAGAAATATGATAAGATCTACTTTCCCCACAACTTCGATTGGCGGGGGCGTATCTATCCTTTGGTCTCAGGTCTAAACCCCCAAGGCGACAAAGTAGCCAAAGGAATCCTTAGGTTTGCAAAAGCTAAACCCTTGGGGGCCAATGGGTACCGTTGGTTAGCCATCCACATCGCCAACTGCTTTGGGATGGACAAGCTATCCTTTGATGACCGAGTTGCTTGGGTTGAGGATGCTGAAAACGACATCCTAAGGGCAGCCAAGGATCCTCGAGGTCACCTATGGTGGACCGATGCCGACAGCCCTTGGCAGTTTCTTGCAGGGTGCCTCGAGTGGAGACGGATGATCGAGTTCGAGGGTCCCTTGGAATCCTTTGAAAGCCAGATCCCTGTGGCCCTTGACGGGACCTGCTCAGGCCTTCAGCATTTCTCTGCTATGCTTAGGGATTCCAGAGGGGGTGCCTCGGTGAACCTAGTGCCTTCTGATCAACCCTCAGACATCTACAAAGAGGTTGCTGAGGAACTCCAAAGGTCCATCTCAAGTGACCCTGAGAACCGACCAGAGATGCAACGGATATGGGATGGGTTCATCGATCGGAGCCTCTGTAAGCGAGGCACCATGACCCGACCGTACTCAGTCTCTCGGAGAGGCATGGGGGATCAGTTGTTGGACCTCATCAACAAAGAAGAAAAGTATCAGGATATCTTTGATCGGTGTCGGTTTGAGTCCGCTCGGATGCACGATAGGTACACAGAGGACGAGTGGGCCAACCTAAGACCCGCAGACAAACCCTCGCCTACTGCGGCCTGCTATTGGCTCTCTACGGAGCTCGAAAAGGCCATAGATGCCGTGGTGATCGGGTCACGGCTCGGTCAGGAGTTCCTTGTGACCTTAGCCCGAGTGTATGCCAAAGCAGGCATCCCGTTCAGATGGAGGACACCAATCCTAGGCATGGAGATCTCCCAAGGATACCTAAAGCACGAGGAAATCAGAGTCGCCACCTACTTTGGAGGCACTCGGATCCGTATGACCATCAAGGACACCGGAGTGGAACCTAAGGCCAACAAGCGCAAGCAAGGTCAAGGGGCCTCACCTAACTTTGTACACTCGTTAGATGCCACACATCTCATGTTGACTGTACTTGAGTGTTCCAAAAGAGCCAAGATGGACTCCTTTGCTTTAGTCCATGACAGCTTCGGAGTCCACGCTGGGTTGTGTGACGTGCTTTCACAGGCCCTAAGGAACACCTTTGTAGCTATGTACACCCCTGATCAACTTAAGCTGCTTAGGGATCAGGCCTTCTTAGATCTCCCAGAGGAACACCATCAACACATACCAACATCACCTGAGTTAGGCGACTTAGACCTCCAAGCAGTTCGTATGTCTAAATACCTGTTTTGCTAGGGAGCCGTTCTAAGGCCTTTTGATACCTAAGGTATACTTGGGTATACCTACACCCCCTAAAGCCCCTCTAAGGTCCATAGAGGTACCTTAGAGGGGTCTTTCTTTGTTGTTTATCATCAATGATTACACCCTATGGGGTTTTCTTAAGATCCCCTTATTTCCCATGTGGGAAAACACAGCCCATTAAGAAACCTAGGGTCTTTCTTAAGAATACTATAGTATTACCTTAGGAAGACCTTAGGTGTTCTTAAGAGACCTATTATATTATCTATTAGTTATCTTTACTATAGTATACCTAAGGAGACCTTAAGAGGACCTGAGGAGACCTAAGGTGTCTCTTGAGGCTAAAAAGGACCACAGCCCATTAAATGCTTTCACCCCAAAGAAAACCTAGACTTAAGGAGTCTTGAGAAAAGATGAGTAACATAGGAGAAAGAGCAATGAGTAGGGATGCGCAAGGAAGACGATCCCAGCATGATATAAACGCGCGACTCAAGGAAGAGATTGGGGAATGGCGTACTGAACGATCAAAGCTATGGCAACGCCTTGAGACGAGCGAGCGGCTAGCAAAGATCGAAGTACTGCGAGAGGTGTTAGCTGAGTACATTAAGGGACTAGAGAATGCTAGCGGGTTCTCCACCCCACCGACTCTATCACAGGTGACTACCATAAAACTGCAAGAACTAGAGCAAGCCTGAAAAGGTGCGTTTTCATACCCAACAGAAACCAAAGGAACCCCAACATGCCCCTAGTATTAACCCCNGATGAGCAAAAGCTTGTCGACNAGATTAAGCGAAACCGAGAACTCATGAGAAAACCTAAGGCCTCCAAAGCCCTGTTGAAAGAACAGATCAAGCGGTGGACGAAGATACTCATGACCTCCTATTACAAAGGACACCCAGATTTCCCCTCGTTACACCGTGGCAACCAAGGCCACTCTTAAGAACCCCCGAAACGGAGACCCCAAGAAAACATGGCAACCCAACAACACAAATCCCGCCCGACTCCCCGTGGCTACGCACGCTTCCCTAAACTTGTGGAGCCTGATGTGTATGAAGGCAAACATTCATACAAAGTAGACCTCGTGTTTGACCCCTCGGAACCTGAGGCTCAAAAGTTCATTGAGGAGATGCAAGCGATCTCTGATGCGGCCTTCGCTGACACTCGAGCCGAGCTCCAAAAGGCTGTTACCGATGCCCCTAACGGTGCCGCAGCTAAGAAGCTCAAAGCGAAGCTCGATGAGGTCGTGCAAGCCCCAGTGGTGTTCGATGTGGAGGATCGAGAGACTGGGGAACCTACAGGTAAGGTGTACCTACGATTCAAGACGAACGCCTTGGATAAAAATGGTAACCGTAAGACTCTCCGGTTCGTAGATGCCTCAGGTGCATCCTTTGTTCCCCAAGGTGACATCGGGTTCAACTCTGTGTTACGAGTGAACTTCAATCCGGTACCTGCGTACATCGCTGGGGCTAAAAAGGTCTTTGTGACCAACTANATCAACGCTGTCCAAGTGATTGAGTTAGGTGGTGCTGGTGGATCTTCAGAGGACCTAGGGTTCGGCGCAGTCGAAGGCGGCTTCGTGGCTAGCTCGGCACCCTCACAGGTTGAAGAGGTGGTCGTAAGTGAGGCCTCGGAGTCTGGTGAACAGCCTGACTTCTAACGAGTCTTAAGGTCCGACCTGATACCCAAGGTCACCTAAGACCACCAAACGCCTCCTAGGGCTACGTAAGACAGCCCTAGGGGGTCCCTATTGAACCTAATGAGGACCTGCTGATGCCCAGAAGTAAGCGCAACGTGTACCGCTCAGGTTTAGAGCAACGAATCGCCCATGACCTAGAGAAACGAGGGGTCACCTTTGAATACGAGTCGTTACAGATACCGTACCAAAGGAAACTCTCGGTGTACAATCCGGACTTCATCCTTCCTAACTCTATCATCATAGAGGCTAAGGGAAGGCTGACCACAGCGGATCGAGTGAAGATGCTTTTGGTGAAAGACCAACATCCGTACCTTGATATCCGCTTTGTGTTCCAACGAGCACAAAACAAAATCCGTAAGGGATCAAAAACCACTTATGCTATGTGGAGTGATCGTCATGGATTCCCATGGGCTGAAAAGCTCATCCCCCTGAAATGGATACGTGAGACACGTAAGAACCCAAAGAGAGAGATAGAGACAAATGAGAAGTAACTTAGTACCACCCGTAGGTGACAGAAAAGGCTCAGACCTCCTTCGAGGCGTTTTCCTGATCTTCCTAACCCTCCAACTTTGTGATGTGATTACTTGGTCATGGTGGTGGATCACAGCTCCTATTTGGGGTGATATTCTCCTCAAGGAATGCGCCAAACGAGTCAAATCTATAATTGTGACGCTTGAGCGTATGGTTACAGAGACACGTAAGGACACCGAATAAGATGGAACTATCACCAACTGAACTAAAGGCCCGAACCAAAGGCCTCAACAGACGCCAACGGCGAGCCCAAGCCCGTGAATCTTGGGACCTGTTGGAGCTGTGGCGTGACCCAGAGTTTGAACACCTGTCCCGCCCAGCGGCACGCAAGGCCTCTTGGGATCGCTATTGGAACATGTGGCGCAAGGGTGACCTAGAGTTAGCCAAGACTCAAGCTAAAGCGAATCGGAAGACCCGTAGGTCTGGTTTGTTTAAGCGTATGTTGAGCCGAGTGTTCGGAGGAGACCAAGGATGACTGAAGAAAACCAACAGATATTGATGGACTACATAACTAAAGCCGCGGACTTTGGAGCCGAGCAGGCACCTTTAGTTGCTCAGGAGCTATTAGCCTATGGGTTCTGGAGCAGCCTCTTGGTGGGTGCTGCAGCCTTGGCGGCTTTATCTGTCACTGTAGCAACTGCAGCACGCCTCTATAAGAAGGACCAGCGCATGGATAACTACTCAACCTTCCTAAGTACGCTTGTGGCCTGCATCGTAGGTTTAATCGCACCCCTTATTATCATTGAGGCGTCCCTCCGCCAACTCCAGATCCAGACCGCGCCTCGTGTGTACGTCCTTGAGAAGATGGCTGATATGGTTAAGAGTGAGTAAAGGCCCCTGCCCCGCATGTCCCTCGTCTGATGCCTTCCACACGTACCCTGACGACTCGGGGTACTGTTTCTCTTGTTCCCACCACACCAAAGGTACCGGAGATGAACCCAACGAACCCCCAAGGAGACCTAAGGACATGAGCGGAGTCATATCACATCTCGACTTTAGGCCTCTTAAGGCTCGTAAGATCTCCGAGGAAACCTGTAGGAAATACAACTATGGCTACCACAACGGAAAACAATACGCCTCCTATTACGACAAAGACAAACGACTTGTGGCCCAAAAGATCCGAGGCCAAGACAAGCAGTTCGCCTGTGTCGGGGACATGGGATCCGCGTTGTTGTTTGGGCAACACCTGTACCCCTCGGGAGGCAAGAGGCTCGTCATCACAGAGGGTGAAATTGACTGCCTTTCGGTCTCTCAGGCCCTAGGGTCTTGGCCGGTCGTCTCGGTACCCTCAGGAGCTCAATCGGCTGCTAAGGCTATCAAAGCTCAACTCACGTGGGTCGAGTCGTTCCAAGAGATCATCCTTGCCTTTGATGCTGACGAGGCTGGATCTAAGGCTGCTAAGGAGGTGTGTCAGTTCTTGAAACTGGGGCACACCAAGGTGGCTCACTATCCTAAGGGTCTCAAGGATGCCAACGACTGCCTGAAGGCTGGGATGGACTTGGGAAAGATCATCCTGTTCTCAAGTCAGCCCTATAGACCAGATGGTATCATATCAGGCACCGAGCTGACTGATGAGCTTTGGGATCACTACGAAGGTAAGCAAGCGGACTCCTATGCCTACCCGTATCCCAAGTTGACTGAGCGTACCCATGGGCAACGCAAAGGCGAGCTGGTGATGTGGACCGCAGGTACAAGTGTCGGCAAGTCGACCATCGTGAATGAGGTGCTGTACGATCTCTTGACTAACAAGGGTTGTAAGATTGGGGTGGTTGCCTTGGAGGAATCTAGGAAGATCACAGGTCTTAGGTACCTATCGATGTACACCAATAAGCGTCTACATCTTGATGCTCAACAGGTGTCTAGGGATGAGTACAGTAAAGCCCTAAAGGCGACCACGGAGTCTGAGCGTATGTTCCTCTATGATCACTTCGGCTCCACTGAGTCTGCTTCGTTGTTAGATAAAATCAGATACCTAGCTGTGTCTATGGAGTGCGACTTCATCGTCCTTGACCACATATCCATAGCGGTCTCTGGGATCCAAGGGGATGACGAACGGAAGGTCTTGGATGTCCTGATGACAGGGCTCAGGTCTCTTGTTGAACAAACAGGAGTCGGTATCCATGCCGTGTGTCACCTAAGGAGACCTAAGGGAGACCGAGGGTTCGAGGACGGTGAGCGGGTAACCCTAGGTCACCTGCGTGGCACGGGAGGCATCGCACAGATGTCAGACACCGTGATCGCAGCCGAACGAGACACCCAAGATGAGGACTCAGGTACCCACTTGAGAGTGTTGAAATGTAGGTTCACAGGAGACTCAGGTCCCTGTGATACCATTAAGTATTCCAAGGAGACCGGAAGGTTTGACTTGGTGAGCG